CACGCATTTTGCGTGCGCAGAACTCACAGGAGTTGATTACTTCTGGTCATAGTTATGGAATAGGCTTCTTACTTTTTAGTAATGGCTATAGGCATTTCTCTATATGCATCAGGGTAATCACCTGATGGTTATATTGTTAATGGTTATAATGTTAGATCATATAATTCATAAATTTTGGCTTATGACTTTTTCCAAGTATCGAGAGAATTAAACTACCTCTCACCCACCCTTAACTGGTTTATCCAAAAATATGGAAATCCGGAGATCAGTGTAGTTAAGCTGATCGATGATGGAGAACTGTAGATTCACAGTTCGTTTCCGCCTTTTACAGTACTAATTTTTTAAGCAGAAACTTGAAAAGGATTTGTAACCCTTTAATGATAGTGGTGAGCGATCCCTCACCTTTTGCGACAAATATATGTCCTGTACTAATCAAAAGACCGACTTAAAACCGTCTTTAGATTTGAAGCTGTAATTTACAGCCCGCGAATGCATGGCATGCCCTGTTCGTGGTGTATTTGTCCTTGATAGGACTACGCTAGTCATGTGGTGTCTAAGACATGACCACCCACCCACGCGTTACTATTTTATAGTGGCGCGGAGCCATAGGCTCGAGGATCGTGTAAATTTGAAGGAACTTGTTCCTAGTTTGCGATTATACGCTTGGGACGGGCATTTGCCCTTAATGTTTTTTGTATTTTAACAATCTGACAACTTTATTTTTTAACCCAGCATTAGGTTAGTTAGAGTAGTATTCGTTAATTTAGAGCTGTGTCAGCACTCGAAATATAAAGAACCTCCCATGTTAAAACTCGTGCCGTCAGTTGAGCAATTTAAACCTCTACGGTTTAATTGTTCACTTGGCTCATTGGAAATTTTATTACAATGAGCAGTGGACTATTGAACTATAAAACGATTAAAAAGGATAAGACGTATGACAGGATTTACCCCACCGATTTCAGGTTGGGGGGGACGTATTCAGTTGCCGCTCGCGCGATTCGTCAGCGAGAAGAATACATGAAGGATAATTATGGCAGTGATTATTGGTTACTCAAAGATCTTAATACAGTTTCAGAACTGTATCATCTAGATTCGGACGAACAACCAATTGTACCCCAAGCTCTTTTGGAAAGAGCCGCTTCTTCATATATCTGGAATAAGGTACGCTCTGGAGATGTAACACCAGAGGTCCTGAAACGATTAGAAGTAGTTGTAGCAGCATATGCTGCATTATCTGAATGTAATTCCACAAAGCAATTTGTGGCAACTCTGTTTTTAATTTTGCGCACGGAATTTCGTGACGCAATAACTGAAAGCGTATGTAACGCCATTTTGGAATACCTATCGCTTTCCAATGGAAACGGAATAACGGCCCAGAGTGAGGACACTATACCAAGTTGGTTAGAAAGTCTTCGCTTAGCTGGTGAGAACTGGCAATTAGCCCTAGAGAATCCTTGTGCTACAAAAGTACAAGATTTGTTGACTATGATGGTCACTATGGGCGTTTGTGGACCTATTAATCTCAAATTTGGGAATTTAACATTATTTGCTATTAAAGCACGTAATGAACAGGTTCACGCCACCAGTATGATAGATGCTACATTTAGGACGCTACAATTTTTGGCTGAGAGCGGATATGCTGCTTATGCAACAAGTTCGTTTATGCCATTTTTGTTCACACACAGTGCAGCAGTAAGGTTGGATAAAGAATATCTAGAATTGTTAGATTTATGCGAATACGCATTACCAGGAAACCTGGAACGATTCACAGATATTTCTCCACACGATTTTGCGTACAGGATGGAACAATGTATCAGTGATACTACATTAATGTATGAAACTGTTACATCTCCTCCTGAAAAACGTTTAATTTTTTCCCGACTGCAAAACTTGCGTGCTAAATATAGTACTTATCGTCAAACTAAAGTATCTGGCGGCCTTCGGGTGCGGCCATATGCTATGTTTGTGACTGGTGGGAGCGGGTTAGGAAAATCAGATGTTACTGATATTCTATATAAAACCTGCGCCTCGTACAACAATATCGACGCACACGACGATAAAGTATGTACATATAATTCTTCGGATAAATATATGTCATCATATAAATCATACATGACTGTATTGAAATTTGATGATTTTGCCAATTCTACATCTGACTTTGTAGAAGGTAATCCCGCCATGATGTTGATTAAAGTTATCAACAACGTGAGAGAGTCCGCTGTGATGGCGAATTTGGAGGAGAAAGGCAAAGTATCCATTGAACCCATGTTTGTTACTGTAACCAGTAACGTCATGGATTTGGATGCGAATATTTATTCGAATTGTCCGGCGTCAGTATTACGTCGTGGTGATGTACATATAGTCCCGCGGGTGAAACCGCAGTTTAGGAAAGAAGGTTCTAGTGCATTAGATTCTGCTAAAGCAAACGCTTATTATACAGTAGATGGCATAGTACAGCAACCTGATATTCCTGACTTATGGGATTGTGATGTATATCGCGCCGTAATTCAAGAACGCAAAACTAAGAAGCTAACTGGTTCTGGTCAATACAATAAGGAAAATGAACAATGTATTTTTGTTCCTATTGAATATAACGGAGTTAAAATGTTAAATGTTTCATTGTTGAAAGTAGTGGAATACTGCTTAGAGGATTCAAAGAAACATTTTGCAGAACAAGCAGAAATAGTTAAGCGTGGAGGCACGGGCAAAGCTTTACCATATTGTGAGGAGTGTAAAAAGCCTACACAACTTTGTAAATGTGTGACAGCACAGGGATTCGACGAATTCTGTAAGCGTGTTACATGTTTATCTCGTCGTGAATGGAAACGACGTATGGTAAAGAATGATATCCAGTTTACATGGAGTAACTTGTCCAATAGGCAAGCTGCTTTGTGCGGTAAATGGGTATCAGGATGGTTGTCCGATCAGGCGGATGGCGCACTCACATTGGCAGCATATCAGATGTATGCATTATCGCATAAACATTCTGATTCATTGATGCGCACTGTGAGCAAATTTGAAAACAGTAAGTTTTTAAAATGGACCACTTACGTACCTGAGAGTTTCAAGAATAATCCCATTGTATGGAGTTTTATGATGGAAACTCGCGTAAATACTATCTCTGATGAACTCAGTTTTGAGTTTCGTCAGCGATGGTTGCGTTTACGTAATTGGAAGTGGTATGGTAGTACTATAGCCATAAGTTATTGGCTAACAGGAGAATATGCGTTTCCTATGTATTTGATGTTTTTACAATTTTTGTTTGAATATTTCATATATGGGATGCAAAATCTGCTGGTATATAATACTGCCAGGAGACGCCTTGTGGAAGAACACGCTAATGTGCCTGATTTCTTTAAAAGAATCAGAGATAACAATGCCCGCTATGTTATAGGGGGTCTTGCAGCATGTGCTTCTTTTTATGCTTTGTATAAGGTATGGCAAAATGTTTCTCTCAACACCGAACAAGGGACTTTAACACCCACAACTGTAGCAGACTTAGATCAGCGAGATGCTGAAGTAAATATGTGGAAAGTTGCAAGAGTCGAGAAACCATTGCCATTGGGCAAAGTAACAAATCAGTCTCATTTGGAGAATCATATAGCTCGCTCGGTGTGTTGTGTACGCACTGCGGGATATTGTTCAGATGGATTTTTGATATGTTCAAATCGCCTACTTATGCCTATGCATATTTTAGACATGGCGTTCGCTCGCGCGAAAACTTCAACGTTAAAGTTGGAGATAATTCGTAGAGAGTCGGACGTCGTCAATCACAAGTTCGAAACCATCATTAGTCAAGATTTTGTTCAACGTATTGGGGAACATGATTTGGCTTTGGTAGATTGTCCTAACAGTGGCTCTATCAAAGATTTGACGGGTTTCTTACCAGATGTTTTACCAAAAGGTAAGACACAGGCCTCAATGTTATATCGAAGCAAAGAAGGTGTACTTAGTAAGTTTTATACCACTCTGAATCCAAAAGTTGTAAATAATGGATTATATGATGGTAAGGACGGAACATTACGCACTTTCAACGGTTCGGAATATTATTTGCAGGAAAAGATTGACGACAGGTTGACGCCAGTTAACACATTTGATGGATTGTGTACTGGTGTGTTGTGTGTAAATGAAAATAACCCATATATAGGTGGTTTTCATTTAGGTGGACGCACAAATACGTCCTATGGCGTTAGTGCCACCGTCTTAAGACGGGAGGTAGAGAATGCATTAGAACGTATGTCGTTGGACGGCATATCCACTCAAGCTGCGGAAGCTAATGAAGAACATAGTTCGTATGGTATTGATCACATTGTAGGTGATAAACTCCATGACAAAAGCCCCTTAAATTTCCTTGAGCAAGGTAACTTGGAAATATTTGGGACATGTAACGGACGCGCGACCGCAGTAAGTAGGGTGATTCCAAGTATTATATCTGATACAGTACATGAAATTACCCAAGTGCCTAATACATGGGGACCGCCCAAGTTTAAAGGTCCTAGTGGACAACACGCTTGGGCCCCATGGCGGGCTTCATTGGCATACTCTGCTAATCCCTCTAGTGGAGTGCCACCCACGTTATTATTACGTGCTAAGCAAGACTATATGTTGCCAATAGCTGATATGCTTGAGGGCAAATATAATTATTATCTTAAAGAGTTGAAACCATTGACAGAGGTACAAATTGTCTCTGGCATTGATGGTAAACGATTTATAGATAGTATGAATCTTGCTACTAGTAGGGGGTTTCCACTTAGTGGGCCAAAATCTCAAGATATAATTGAGTTGGAACCCACAGAGGAACATGCTTGTCCTCGTACTTTGGAACCCTCACATTGGGACGAATTGGCTGCTTTTGAGGCTAACGCCAAGCAATATAAGAGACATAATTGTCC